CCCGCGCTTAGGTGAAGATGCCACGGCGCGGAGCGGATTGACGCAAGTCCTGGTAACCTTCGTCCTCATAGACCTCGACGTTATCACGAGCGGCCTGATTCCTGATGAAATCAGCGGTGTCGGTAAGTTTACCTTCTTCGCGATTAGGTGCATCGTGGTGAGCTTCCTGCATGAACATCTCGTAGAGACTCATGGGTAGCTTAAACGCGAGCATCTCGTTGACACCGATCATACCCGCCCATTCGCCGGTCTTCTGAGTCGCGTATTCCATACCGGGAACTTCCTCGGGACGGACGGGCTCATAGCCAAGCTGCATCCGGCGATGGATGCTGTCGCGGGTGTTGGTCGTCGTCAACCAGCAGAGGTGCCAACCAGGGATTTGAGGGAGGTCGGGCAGTGCGTCGTTGAATAGTTGATTGCGGAACATGTTCAGCCGGTCGTTGTCGCTGATGTCACGACGCTCTGTGACCGCACGGTCCTCAGATTGCCGGGAGCGACGACTGGCTCCAACTTCCTTCGCAAGGCGTTCGTCTACTTCCATTTGGCTGGCTCCTTTTAGCTGGCCGATTTGTCGTAAGCAGCGTATTCCTTGAGCATCTGGTTCCTGAGAGCAACGTCGTCCCAGTAACCAGCGTCCATCATAGCCTGCTTGCGTTCAGGTGTCACGTAAACTTGCTTACGTGTCGAAGTGGGGGCGTGTTGGCTTACCGTTCCTTGCGGAGGGGCCTTGCGCTTGGCGGTCGTTTCTTGAGTCCGCTCAGGAGGATTTGGGTTCCCGATGCGGTTGTTCAAGCGACGAGTCAGTTCCTCATAGTATTCCACAGAGCGAGGATCATATCCCTCGTTCGGAAGAACCCGGTCGATGGCGAGAGCAATGGCGCTCTCCTCCGTTCGGCCCGAAGCGTCGAACCAGGGGTTGGCAGCAGCCCACTCACGAGCGAGGGAGGCGATGCGGGGATCAGGGCCTTGGTGGGACGGTTGAGCCGCCTGCTGCTTGGCTGCTGCAAGCTGGAGGACCTTGTTCTGAGCCTCCTCCTTGAGGCGCATGGCCGTGACCACATCTTCGCCATTACCAGCCTCTACGGCACGAGCGATAATGGCATCGGCGGTCTGGACCTCGCGCTGGGCCTCGGAGAGCCTTGAGTCGAGGCGCTCCTCGGTCTGGCTCCTGACGGACCCCTCGATGCTGTTGACCCGCTCCATGAGGAGTTGGTTCTGTTCTCGCAGCAGTTGGAGTTCACGCTGGGCGCGGTCCCGTGCAGCCTTCTGGACTTCACGGCGCTTGCGGTTCTTGTTGGAGGCGGAGGTCTTTTCTTCCTCCTCGTCAGGCTCGTCGGACTCAGCTAGGCGCTCGTCCTCAGAATCTTCGGCTTCAGGTTCTACCTCAGGCTCCGGTTGTTCGACCGGGATGTCTTCGGTTTCAAGCTCAATGACCTCGATGTCGTCATCGTCGAGTTCGTTCGGGTCGGACACAGCTTTTCCTTTCTAATGGCAGCTATGCAAAGTGGCGACGGAAGTGTCACCCTTAGAGGAACGCCCGCATGGCGAGAGGATCGCCAGTGATGCGTCCAATAATGTTGAGGTCGTCAAAAATGACGAAAACGGCTTCTTCCTCCTCGCCGTCCACCTCGTATTTCACGGTCCACCTGTCGCCGCCATATCGCGGCACGCGCACAAAGTCGCCAACAGAACACCAGAGCCCTTCGACCCAGGGTTCTAAAGTATTCCTGTTGTGGAATGCCAAAGGGCCAAGTGCGATCACCTTGGCAACCTGAGTGTTGTAGTGTTCGATCTCGCGGACTTCACTCGTCAGAATGATGCCGCCCTTGGTCTTGCGCTTAGGGGTGCGGACCTGGACCAGAACCCGAGAACCGAAAGGTTCAACGCCGGGTTCGCAGATGGGGAATGCTTCGTCGATGCTGTTATAAGCAAAGTCGATCTTGTTACTGATCTCTTTCATGTGTGCTCCACATTCTTGAGGGTTATTGGTTCTTCTTGTCGGCTTCCTCGTAGAAGTCGATGATTGCGTTCTTCGCAAGTTCAATGCCGTGATACATGCCGGAACTGCGACCGAACTCGAAGGCGTCTCGCCCCAAAGGCGAAGCAAGCAGACTCTTTGCGAGTTCCGCTTGCTTCGCCTCCAGCACCCTCAAGAGCATTTCAACTCTCATGCAGGGGTCTTCGGCGGGTTATTACCGCCCGTAGCACCCTTGCCAGCGCCAGTTTCGCGATTCTGACCCATAGCGAGGGCCTTGTGCATCGGAATGGCCTGTTCAGAGGCGGGAGCAGCGGGTTTCGAGGGTTCTTTAGCCATATTGGCCTCCTGGTTATTAAGGGTTGATGCCTGTTCCGGTCGAATAGGCAAACTTCTCACCACTGATCGCCTCGGCGGCAGCAAGTTGCTTGGCCGTCTCGTTATCAGCAGCATTGATCTCGGCTCGGGTCTTGAGTTCAGCGGCTTTGCGCATGTCCTCACGGTCCTGACGCAGCTTTTCGATCTCAAGGTCCATCTCGGCACGGGTCTTCTCGACGCCGACCCGGTTATTATCGACCTGAAGGCGACCCTGGTCGTATTGAGCCTTGCGTTGAGCGTCCTGCATGTCGAGTTGGAGCTTCGGATCAGGGGCAGGTTGCGGCTGGAACTGCTGCATGGTGCTGATCGCCTGCTCGATGACCGCAGGGAGCGCCGAGAAGGCGTCAGAGGCCGATTCTACGACCGTCTGGGAGGCTTCTGCGAGCATCCGGTCGAAGGCTTGACGCTCCTCGGTGGTCTTCAAACCCTTCATGGCGTCACCAATGTCCTCATTGGCCGCACCAGTGCCCAGATCATAGACCTCAGAGGCATACCACAGGGCCACATGCTCCTTGATGTGGTTCAGAATGCCGGGAATGTAGGTCGGAGCGATCAGTTTGCTCATACCTAAAGCCGGATTGACCAGATAGGCGAGGTGGGTCTTCAAGTGAGCGAGGTGATCCTGCTCAGGGAAGGCCACAATCGGACGACCCATCGTCGCGGCGACGTTCTCGTTCACCGCGTTCTGCATCTTGGGCGTCATTTCGGGGTTCAGAAGGTCCTTGCCGTTCTGAATCTTCAGCACTTCGAGGATGCGCTCCTCGACCTTGCGCTGATTATACATCCCCGGAATGGCGGCAGCCCGTTGAGCGACGGCTTGAATCTGGGCAAACCGCTGGGTTTCGCTGAAAATGTTCGGGTCCGATACCGGAACCACGTCCATCGGACCATTGAAGTCCTTGCGGGTCGCAATCTCCTCGCCAACTTCCTGCTCGACATCCTTGTCGTCGAGATACATGGCGTTCAGACGGTGGAGAATCCCCAGCATCCGGGCCATTGAGTTGTGCAGGCGAGCGTGAATGGCGGAGAACACCGTCATTCCCTGCTCGATCTTGGCAAGCGTCGTGCCGACGGGCGCATACTGACTGGTGTCAGTGGCGTCATCCATCGTGGTCTTGACGACGCCCTTGCCAGCATCGACCAGGAAGCTCAGAAGATTGAACAGAATGGGCGACGGCGGATTGAACGGAAGCGGCATAGCCAGTTTCCGCACGTCATCGACGTTCAGCCCGCCCTCGATCTCCTCGACCTGCGTCGGCTGGATGGAGAGCGTCTGACCGCCTTTGCTGCCGCCCCTGAGCTTCAGCATGGTGGGCGCGTTCTGGATGTGTGCAGAGTCCAGCAGGGCACGCAGAGCGCCCGTGGTGGCCGCTGAGAGGCCTCCGATCATGTGGACGATGCCAATGGGGTAGGCCCCGCGCCACGGCACGAAGGGGAACTCCACGAGCCACTGAAGTTCTTCCTGAGTCTCGTCGTCCTCAGCCCAGTTGCGGTATATACTCAGGACCTCGCCCGTGGACTTGTCCACACTGATGATATAGGGCGCAGGATCACCCTCGATCTCGGCAGTCGCGTAAATCTCGAAGACCGTCCTCAGACCATCCTCATTATACGAGGTGGCGGTGCGCCCTTCGATCTTGTCGTTGGCGATGTCGGCGCTTGAGCGTTCAGGCTCCATGCTGACGGGGCTAAGGTCCACGTCCCGATACATGCCGCTCTTGACCCTGCGCTCGTAGTCGAGGCGGGTCAGATACTGGACGTGGGTCTTGCGCTGTGCGGAGTAGAAGTTGGAGGCAGCGAAGGGGAGGTAGATGTCGTCAATGGCGACGAACAGGAAGTTCGGGCGGTTCTTCGCCTCGTCCCACGTCACCTTCATATACTGAGCGCCGCCGAGCGGCACCTGGGTCAGAAGCTGCTCCATCTCAGACCTGAACTCAGGACTCTGAGTGGTAAGCTGCCAGTTCATCAGCGCCGTCTTGCGACGTGCTTTCTGAATCTTCTCTGAGGTGATCTCGCCAATGATGTTGTCCTTCACAGGGCCCTGAGGCGGCAGTAGCTCCTTGGCCGCACGGGACGCGAAGTCAACACAGACCTCGGTCAGCATCGGGTGGACCACCTTCGACGCGCCCTGGAACTGAGCGCCACCAGGAGCGTCGTCTCCAAGACCTGTGCGCCGAATGCCCTCCTCATACTGCTCGTCGCGCTTCTTGCGGGCCTCACGGTCCCGCTCGATCAGTTCGATGAACTCGGAGGCCAGAGTCTTGAGGTCGTCCTCGGGGATGGTCTCTGCGAGGTTGTCGTAGAACTCGCCCGACACGTCAGGCATCTTGTCGTCGAGCGTGACGATAGCACCGCCGTCCTCAGTGTCCTCGACATCGGAGGGCTCGACTTCGGGCATGTCAACAAGCTCGCCCTGAGGCTCTTGCGGCTCGTCATCGTCAAGCATGTGTGTCCTCAAGTCACTGAGCGTTTGGCGCGGCAATGTAACAGGTGGGGTCTTTAGTGACAAGGTTGAAGCCCTGACAGCAAAACGCCCTCAGGCTGTGGGACCTGAGGGCGTAATGACAAAACAGCGGACCGCTGAAGTGTAGGCCAAACTCTTATTAGAGCGACCCCGACAGGACTTCTGTCTACCACCGTCCCGGAATCAAGCCAAGCGCCGTCTCGGCGTCAGTGTTCGACGGACCTGTCTCAAGGCCAACCACCAACACGGGTTTCTTCATGAACTCCTGCTCGATCTCATGCAACCCACTCATGATGCGGTCGAAGTTCTCGTTGTCCGAAGGCAGGTCGCAGTGCGCCATCGTCCACCAACTGGCATTGTCGTCGTCATAGGTCAGAGTCTGCTCGAATGGGGAAGGATCAGGGAGCATCTCGCCCTTGAGCAC